AGCAGCCGAAAAACCGGACAGCTTGGTTTCTTCTTCGAACGAACGTTCCGAAGTCTCGGTATCAAAGATTTCCTTATGCTCTTCGCCGTAACGAGCATATTCCAGACCGAACAGGGCGTTCAGACCGGGCAGGAGTTCCTTAAGAAGTTGTGCGCGTGAAATAGCCATTTGTCATGTTCTCCTTAGACGCCGGTAGGCTGGTTATACTGGTGCCCGCCAACAGCGCCGGTTGTCGGCGCGTTCCACTTCACAATCACTTCGGTGTAGGAACCGGGGTTACCCGCAATAGCGGTGTCCGGGATCACGTCGATGATGCGAATGGGGTACGTGTTGGTGGTAGCCGTGGTAGCCAGAATAGCCACCGCAGAGTTACCAGTGATCGTGGAACCAACGTTCTGAACCAGAAGCGCGTTGTTACCAACAGCCGTGCGATTGACATAGCCAATCGTGGTGGTGGCAGACACTACCGCAACCTTGAACAACTGGTCCGGGTCATCCGCCACGAAGGCAACGATGTCCGAAGCATTGACAGCGCCGGGATAGTACTGACGGAACGTCTTTCCGAAGGTCGGGTCCGTATAGGAGCAACCAAGAAGAACGCCAACAGGGGTAGCAGCGTCAGTGCCGGTGTCCTGAACCAGAAGTCCGGTGTTCGCCAGCTTCACAACGTCACCATAAAAGATGGCCGTCGCGGAGTTGGAAGCAATCGGAATCTGGCGGGTAGCACCAGCAAAAACCTGCCCGCCGATCAGATTGATCGGAAGAAGCCCATACGGGGCCGTGACAGAAGGGTATGCCATTATTTTCTCCTAGTTATTTGCCTTTGCCAAACGAGGACGAAGACTTCCTCTCGCTAAAAAGGGGCATCTTCGGATTATTCTCGCGCATAAAATTATTGTCTACAGAGTCGATTTGGTCTCGGTTCTTCTTGGCGAAATACTCGCCGCGTTGAGCCATGAACTCCTCGGGAATCTTGCAGAGCAACAACCCACCTACCTCAATGTTGTTTTTAAAACGACTATTGGGGTCAACCATCATTTGGAACTTGGGCTGTTCTTCGGACTTTACTGGTTCCCAACCTTCGCGCAGTTTCGCAGAAACGTTGCTTGGGTCGGCTACATTCAAGTTCGAAACACGAATCCACCGGTACGCATATCCGGGCTGTTTATCCGGTTCGGGCAGGGCCGAAGCTGGTTGCCACATCTTGGGACGCTCGGACTGGGTACGGCTATCAAGTTCGCGTGCAAGTCTAGTCTCAGCCATTTTAGTTCTCCAACTTTCTCATTTCCCGGGCGTACTGCTCGGGGGTTAAACCTAACTTCTTCGCAAGTAGAACTTGCGATTGTTTCAGTACGATCTTTTTGGAGGACGTACTGCGAGAGGCCGAAGCAACTACTGTGGCTGGCTTGGTTTCGGTGCGCGTAACGGGCTTGCCGCCCCCGTTAGCCGGTTGTTCCTGCTCCCCAAAATACTCTGGAAAGCGACGGCGCATCGTGTCATCGACGTTGCGCCAATACTCGTCAGTACCAACAAATTCCTTGCCGTACTGTTTTTCGAGTTTCTGATGGTATCCCAAAGCAAGGGATGTCATCTCCACGTCTGTTCCCCACCACGTATTGCGCTCTTGCCACGCAGTAGTCTTAGGGTCGAGACGCGGAGCTTGGGCCACGTCCTGAGCAATTTCTACCTCAGGTTCTGGAGCTTGTAAAGTAGGCCTATAGCTTTTTAGCTGCTGTAGCCGGTAGTTAGCGTCTGTCATCTTTTCCTGAGCCTCGACAACTTTGTCCGAGTCCCCGGCTTCGTACGCTTCCTTGTAGGCTTTCCGCGCCGCAGCCATCTCCATTTCCGCAGAGTTCTTGGAGGTATCGACCAGCATCCGCTCACCCTGAGACAGGCTGTTCTTCAGGCGGCGGTTCTCATCGACGACACGGCGGGCAAGGTTAATGGCCTCCTGCTGTTCGCGGACAGCAGCTTCCTTTTCCCGGCGTTCGTCGTGCCAGACCTTCTTCATCTGCTTCAGACGGGTCTTGACCTTGTCGGAGTAGTCCTCCAGCTCGTCAGCCTCCAGCTCGTCAACCAGAGCCTTGGGCATCGGGGTCTTACCCCGGTCCTCTACCGGAGTATCGTCCTCAACTTCGATGTCAACTTCCGGCTTAGCCCCCTTGGCATTTGCCGGGGCTTCGTTCTCGACTTCAAATTCGAAGTCGTCCTTTTCCTTAGTATTATCAACCACTTGTGCCTCCTAGGCTCTGGAGATACCGCGAGGGTCTTCAACAATGCCCTCCACGGAATCGTCGTTAATGATCCTGAACTCACGCCCGTGAATTTTCACCCGGGTGCCGGAATGGGGGCGCACAAGGATAAAGTCGCCCTCCTTGCACCAAGGGCCACTGGGGAAACGTGTTGCATCTTTGTAACAGTCAGGGCCCATTTTCAGCACGAAAAGAACAGTAGTGAGGAGTTCTTCGTGGTGCATGGTCACGTCGGCCTTCAGGAGGCCGCTGTCGAACTTCTTTTCGACTTCAGGCAGGGCACACAGAATACGGTACCCAGAAGGTTCCGGTAGCTGCTTGGCTTTCTGCTCGGGGGTATCGGGTAGTACGGTAGTGTCTTCCAAATTGTCGGGGTTTGAGCCGACGAGAAGTTCAGTCATCTGAATTTTCCAACCTTTCTGCGGTTTCGATTAGCATGTTGTTTGCAAGGAGCAGCCCACGGATAATCCCGCAGGCGTACTTGTAGTCTCCGAAGTCCTTGGCTTTACCCATGGACATGTCTTCGGACAGCACTAGGCGTTCGTCTCTTAGTTTGTCTGAAAGATATTTCAGTATGTCGTCCCTCATTCAGTCTCCTCTGGTTTACTTCCTTGCGCCGTGGTTCGGGCTTCCTGAGCCATCTCCCTAGCGATATCGACGCCTATACGGAGCTTGGCTTCCTGCTGTTTGGCAGACAGGTTGGCCTTGTCCGTGGCGATCTTTGCACCGACATTCATGCCAGCGATTCTTTCCTGAACGGCGAGACGCTCGCGTTCAATGTCCAGTTTGTCCTTGGCAGTTGCGCCATCAACAAGCAGCTTCTGGCGCTTGATCTCGGTCTCGTGCGCCTTGATCTCAAGTTCCTTCTGCTGCATCTGGACAAGCGGGTCCTGCTGCATCTGCTGCGCTTTTTGCTGCGCGGCTTCAGCTTGGTTCTTCTGGAGCAGTTGCTGTGCGGCGGCAGCAGCCAGACGAGAAATCTGGACCTCTGTTTGCTCATCCATCTCAGCGTCAGGTGCCGGGTACGGGACACCAGCCTGCTCTTCGATCTGCTGACGGTACTCGAACGCCAGATGTTCCGAGATATGCGCCTGAAGAGCCGCCATCATCGCCTGCGCCTGCGGGTTCTGCCCAACAATCTGTGCGATCTTGGGGTCCTGCATCATGGTCTGGTGGACGGTAATATGGGCCTTGTGGTCCTGATAAATGAACGCCTTCATGGGTTTGCCCTTCAGGACCGACATATTCTCACTGACTGGGTCCACAGGCTTCTGGTCGTCGTCCGTTGGGACCAGCTTGGCGGCATTCTGAACGCCCAAGACTTCAAGCATCTGCCGGTGCAGGTAGGGCATGTCGTACAGCTGCGGTGCACCCTGCGCCAACTGCATCACCGCCTGATACTGCACAACCTTCTGCGCCATGGTGGCGGCGTTGGGGTCGGACACCGGGATAACGGTAACGAGATCGTAGTCACCCTTCTTGGCACGCGGCGTGCCGTCTTCAGGTTCGTAGTCGTAGGACTCGGGGGTGTAGTCGCGGATAATGTCCCGCAGGAGGATAAACTCCTGCTTCATGGAGTAGTGAATGCGGGCCTGCACAGCCGACATCACCTTCAAGGTCCGCTCAAGGATAGCCAACGTCGTACCCACCGGGCTGTTGGCGGACATGTCGCTAACCTGCAAATCAGCAGCGCCAGCGAAGCGACGACCTTCTTCGACGATGGTACCAAGCAGCGTGTACAAGACCTGAGACGGCTCCTTGTACGGGAGCGTCATGATGTTGTCTTTGATCGTACCAGACGAAACGTCTACGTCCCGGAACTCAGCCGGTGCAATAGGCGTGTCATCTCCCTTGACACGAAGCCCGCGAGTTTTGAAACCACCCGGTAGGTTTGACAGGGTACCAGCATCAACAAGTTGGCGAATGATACTAGTGCCAGACTTAGCAAAAGCACCAATGAGATGGATAAGGCCAAAAGCATAGAAGCCAAAACCCGGAATGTAGCTGTAATGAACGAAATGGTTGCGTTTTTGTTTAGCTTTATCATCTGGATGCCAATTCCTTCTAATAGCCAGAACGGTTTGCGTGCTCTTCTCAATAGTAATGACGTAGGGCAGGGCGATGCCCGTCTCTTCATCATCGTCGTTTTTGTCCTCAAACCCGGGCAGGTCAACGTCAACGTGCATCTCAAGAATCTTGAAGCGATCATCAGACGAAGCCCTAAAGCCCATCTTCTCCGCGATCTTCTTCTCAACTTCATCAAACGTATCGACTGGGTCTCCAAGGTCCTCATCCCGATAAAACCCAGCAGCCTGTAGCTTCTTGAGTTCATTGGGTGTCTTGCGCATGACGTGCGTGACACGTTCAGCAGACTGGAGATTAGACGCGCCGTAGGGGACAACAACATCTTCGGCGGGCACGTACATCGCCACCTGCCTACTCAGGTTCGGGTCGTAGTAGACCTTCTTGAAGGCGTTACCCGAGAGACCCAAGCCCCACAGCATCCGCTCGTGTTCAGGCCGATACTCAGCCATCACGTCGGTCAACTGGTAGTTCATGTCAGCAGACACACGAACCGCAGCTTCCTTCTTCTCCGTGGTCTCCTTGCCAATGATCTGCGTCTTGACCGGACCAGCGGCGGGGAACGTACTCATCATGGTCTCGGCTTGGAACTTGACCAGTGCTTCGGATAGCAGAGGGTGGTAGACACCACACGCTCCCGGCCACGGCTCGGTGCGGTCTTCGACCTTCAAACCAAGCAACTCAAGGCCGTCCACGTAGGTCTGAATCCAGTCCTTACGGGCGCTAATATCTTCGTCGAACTCACCCAGTAGATCACCTACTAGGCTAGTCAGTTCCTTCTCGTCCATCTCGTCGGCAAGGTTGGCGTTGAACTCGTCGTCTTCCGCGTCACCCGGCTCCAGTTCGATCTCCATGTCGCCAGTCTTAATGCTGACGCTCTCCGGGTCTTCGATCTCAATTTCGATATCGGGTCCAAGGTCTTCTTCGTTTAGACCGGTGAGACCCAGCGGGGCTTGGTTCAGTGCCTTGTCGATAGCCATTAGATTAGTTTCCTGCGTTTGGCTGGGTTGCCATCGTCAATGGTTATTGCGCCGCCTGCGGCTTTCTTCGGTGTGTGCTTTTGCACATGTGTAATTTTGTTACCAAAATGAATACCTTTCGGGGTGCTCGAAAAATACTCCACGGGAATTGCGCCTACTTCCGGCTTCGTACTGTACGGCCTTATAGTCCCCGGTATAAATTCTCCAGCTTTACGCGGCCCGTAATCTTCCTGCATACGAATACCTATATACCCGGGTTTACCCGGTACTGGTTCCAGAAGCCCCGGAAACTCACGGTTCTGATGTAGCCCGCCAATATCCGTTACGTCTTTATCGTTCATAAATACTGTTCTGCGGGATTTAGGTTGCAGACCACCTTCCGAACCAGAACCGGGAGAAGAGACACCAGAAGCCCTATTCCGAATAGTCGATGCGTCTGGATACTGCGCGTATGTGGACCCTCTAGCGGTTGAAAACAAATGTAGAGGCTCGTCTGCGTGCGCAGTCAGCACCGAGGAATAATCAGGCGAACGTTCTGGGAGTTTTATTCCGCCCAACGCCCGCATCTCGTTTGCTCTGCGGGGTATAGCAGAACCTACGCCCATCATGCTCATGGCAGCGTTCAGAGTATTCTCAGGGGTTGCTTCACGCTCACCGGAGTAGACATCCCCGGGTAGGGTGACGGCGTCATAGACAGAGTTAATCGCACCAGACAGGAGCCCGGGAACCGCTAGCTCTTTGTCACCGGTTTTCTTGTTCCGCCGTATAGGCAAGACGTTGCCGTAGTCGTAACCGCTGTCTTGCGCAATAAGTTCGGCTAGTCCCTTCCCGGCCATCAGTAGTATCCCTTACCCCGGTTTGACTTAAACATCTTGGGCTCTTCTTTCTCGTCCAAATCGGAACCCACGTAGCCACCCCTGCGGAATCTCATAAGAGCTAAACTTACACTATCGACGTAGTCGTCGTGCTCACCCGCAGGGAACTCAGCGACTTCGTTAACCACCTCTTCAGCCCAGTGGGTGTTGGGGCACCATACCCTACCACTAGCAAATAAGTCACTAACTGCGTTCAGTCGGCTGATCTTATCATTACCCTTGCTTGGTGTGAACTCCTGCACCGGGATGCCCATGGCCCGCATCTCATATATAAGTGGGGCACCGCTGGCCTTCTTTTCGATGATGATACTGTCGGGCTTCCACGACTTGTACTGGTCCACCGCCACCTGCTTGAGCTGGGGGAACTCCATTCTTTCCCTGAAGGCGTTCAGCAGGATGATGTTTGCCTGCTCCTTGCCCGTCGCATCGGGGTGGTAGAACACCCCCCACGTAGTCAAGGCCGAATAGTCAGCCCGCTGGCTCTTTTCGAAGGCCGTATCCCACGCCATTAGGGTGAAATTACACTTGGGGGGCTTCTCGTCCTCCCAAATCTGCCACCAGTCTCTTTTAACAATCGCGCTAGTTTCACTAGTCGGGTTCTGCTGGTACTGAGCCATCCATTTTGCGTTGGGTAGCTCTTCTTTAAGGGCCGTCAGCTCCTCAAGCGACCAAAACTCGGGCCATAGGGGGTTACCAGAGGGCAAAAGGGCAGGAAATTCAATGACTTCCCACTCTTCACCGCCCCGTTGGAGCGCCGCCTTGACTACTTGCCCCGTCAGGTCACGCTTAGACCACCGCGTCATCACTATGACGATGGCACCACCGGGCTGGAGTCGCTGCCGGGGGCCTGAAGTGTACCATTCGTACACCTTATCATAGACTTCCGGGCTGGTTTCCGCGATTGCCGCTTCCTGTTCACTGTGCGGGTCGTCGATTATGAGCAGGTCGG